GTTAACTCTTCACCACCATAGGCGTTTAAGCCTTATTCTATATAGCGAGACTATACAGCTAGCGTGTGCTTAACCGAAAAAGACATAGACATCTAAAGACCCTCATGCTAAATACACTCGCATATACCATTGCTGTCTTTACACTAGTTAGAGGCAAGAGCCCCATTTCTGACCACATTAGACTATTACGGCTTCGACTGTTATAGAGTCATTCCTAGTGGCTTTCCAAAAGGTATCACGTTTGAGAGAAAGATCTTAGATCACGAGTGCTATCACAAAGACAGGTCGATACTCAACAGAGAAACCATAGATTCAAAGTGGAATAAGCGGACTTATTAATGTTACGTATAAGCCAAACGTTGGGCTACGTTAACGTATAATCCCACCATGTACAATCTATCTTCGAACAAGAAACATGATGATAAGGCTCGAGATCTAGAGAAGAAAATTCAAGGTAGGACTACTATTTAGTATGTGAGAAAATCAGGGACTAAGACAAATAATCAGGAGTAAAATAAGTCGAGCAAGATGTCCCGGCCGAAGCCATAGTCTGGCACGCAACAAACGGGGCCACATACGAATATAGTCAAACAATGTTCTAATCGGTTAAGTGACGAGTAAATGGATGCTATAGAAGAGACTTTTGGCGCAGAATCTGGTAACTATATGATAAACATCAACGCAGAATATGTGATGTTTGTGCCTGATGTACACGGAAGTAACTGCTTAGGACAATGTTTAATTCTAGCCTATCTAACCAGAATAGGAAAACCGTTAAACCATCACATTTTAGAGACGGATTTGGTAGAATATTTCATTAGGCATAATAAACTATCCGTAGACTTCGTGAAAGATGTTGTTGATACATATTTGAAGTAAAAAGACTTCACCATACACGACGCTTTGAAGTACTTTCATGATGAATTGAATAACATACATCATTAATCTACTAATTAGGAGACATTGCGATAACTAAGAGTTAGTAAGAACCACCCATTAACTAGGAATGAAACAACCATGATATGGTTCAGCAATGAATAACAAGATTTAATTCACGTTTGTCTAGTACTTCCGAGACATAGTAAGTTGTGTGGTCCATTAAACGGAGAAGCTCTAACCGCTAATTACACAACTACTTAAACGAATAATATACTCCAGAAGCCTTGGCTCCCTAAATCAGTTAAATATACTTCTAGATGCTTAATAGATTCACTTATGCACTATTCAAAGTCAGTAGTTGATGCGGTAGAAGAAGCTGAGGCGGCTTGTAGAGATGTGTTTTATAGTCCCTTTTGTAACGCGGATATCTCAGCGGTGAATGACATGTTGTAACTTGACGGAGTGTACTTTATTCATACTATTGGCTATTTTTCTACACGGGGAGAATTAGTTTATCCATGTTCTAAATTGTTACCAACTCCCAAACTTTTTATCACTAGCAGTGATGATAACCCCTAAGCGCTACATCATCTATTTACATTCGCTGAACCTGGTCATTTCACACCTTTTACAGAAGCTCACATTCCACTAATGCTTGAGTTCGCCTAGATGCATGCATACACATATATCTAGATGAAAATGAATAACCTCCCCGCGTATAAAATGACACCTACATGCTCAACATTATGTCTGTATGATCCTAAGCTCCCCGTTAAAGATCACGTCTACAAATTGAAGACTTTAGAGCAGATCGAGAACAGATAAATCCCGCTTTCCTCTACAGAAGAATACAAAGAGAAGAAAGCTTGGATCGTTGAATTGGCTAGTTCTGCTGGACCATACACCATAGACATATAGCAAAGAGAGATACTAACGTATAATTTTAGACTACACTTTAGACCTCAACAATGGGATTGCGTAAAAGCGACTTATCCTGCTTCTCTTACCACTGACAGAGGAACTTTTAAACAATGGTACGGCAATACTTTGTTATTATTTCATTTGAGGAACGCATTCATCCACGCTAACATGATTAAGCCAACGGAAATAGATCCGAGATGTGAAGCCCTACTTAACGATCGCTTTTTCCCTAGAGATTACAAGGATTTCACGATGTCTCTATATGGTGCAAAAGGCGATTTCAACATATGGATAATAGCAAACAAAGACCGGTTAGTAGTTTATGACAAGCAGGGGTCTTTCATTACAACAAATTCACACGTTAATTGTTATGATATCCAAGGGAGATTAAGGGAGGACAGCGAACACCTTAAGGGTGTATAATGTTTCGACCAATACGGCGCCATTAATAATTCTTGCCCTTATGACTTGAAATCCACAAATAACAGAGTCTTATTTATAGACGGAGCAGGAATTAAAGTTCGTTGTTATTTAGGGTCCAACATTGAAGCCTTGGGCAGAATTATTTATCAAGGACAACTCGGGTTCGATGTTACAGTCATATGCACTAGCACTGAGCCGGGTCTTTAAATATCAGCTCTTTAGTAACCTCATGCTGACATTCTCTTAAATGCAATTTCTAAGTATTACACAGTGGATAAGAATTA